CAAAGCCAGTCTAAACGTGTCTCCTCCACTGTTTAGAAAGTTGTGCTTTGCCTCCATCAACTCTTTCTTGAAAGAGGTGCACATAAAATTTCCAGTAAATGCCATTGTTACAGCCTCCGTATAATTTCCGCCATATCTTCATGCCCTTGACTACGCATCAACGCCCAGATTGTGGTGCGTTCGCTAGCGGCCATCTTTTTCATATAGTAAATAAGAATCTCACGTAACTGCTTTTGATACTCAATAGCTTGGTCCCGTATGATGGGGTTAGCATCTTCTGCTACCACCATCATCTTACCTAAGGCCATTTCAGCAATCTGTTCCGGAGTATGTCCTTGATTTCTGGAAGTATAAACTAAAGCAGATCCTATATTGGTTGAAGCATCTATACTTGACACTAAGCCACGTCTCTCCTAATGCGATCATATCGATACTCGTCTCTTGTCTGCTTAGCTTCACCAAGATTTTTAAGCCATCTAAGTGACTCCTGAAACCTAGTCTCATAGGCAGACATAATGTCCTGCTCGCCCTTCATGAAGATATAAGCCTCTACCAGAGCTCCATAAAGCATCGCTAATTCTGCATTAGTACCTAACCAACTAGTTCCATCAGCCGTTTCCGTAATAGAGGTCGGCCTGTAAAAGTAATGCAGCTCAACACTAAGTGAACTACTGGGGGTAGGTGACACAATAAAAGACTCATCGTTCCAATCGCCGTAATAGAGAGGCACACCCTCAGTAGCGGGATTTGGCGTGTAGTCCTGCACAAAAGTCACATGCTTATAGAGCAAAAACTCATTACTTGAGCTATTAACTACGCTTAAAGAGAAAGGCGCTAAAAAGTCCGCTGGTTTAGACAAGAATTTAGTGGAAGCAGTTAGAGATCCAGTGACGTTTTTACGAAAAACATCAAGCTGACACTCTTTGAGAATGCGCTCTTCGGTATTAATAATAAATCGAGAAAGCTGGCTAACAAAAGTAGTCTCAGAGTTATCCGTATAGTCTTCGATAGCCGTTTTTAATGTTGTAAAGGTAAATGCCATAATTATGCGCTCAATGTGACAGGACCAGCCGAAGCAAATCCACCACCGCCTCGTATATCGCCCACAGTGGCAGTTCCACTGCTAGCGGTAAAAGTGTAACTGTCATCGTCTACCTTGGTTATTGTTCGACCAGTATCCACCTCAAGAACAGTTTCTGTAAACCCATCAAAAGCCTCTACATCCCTGAAACGTACAGTATCTCCCGTGCTTCTTCCGTGACCAGGCTCTGTTACTGTGATTACATTAGAGCCACTCGAGGAGGATTTTAAAGCGTTGAATTGCAGCAGAACCAATACAGCAGGCTCCGTTCTATCAGGTCTGCTTATTCGTAAAGCTTGCGGATCTGCTTTATGACGACTAGGAGTTAACTGAGGTTGCTTAGGCTCATACTCATCACGGCCAACGAGCAAGCCATTCCACTCCTTAATCATGTCGTTTAAGTGATAAGCACGACCGGATCGGTCTGAGATACCTAATGCGCGTTTTCCACTGGCAAATCTAGGCATCTGTTTAAATCCTTAAAGAAGCATAACTGGGGACCAGCCTAAGAGGCACGCCGTGGTCTATATCTTCGGAAGAAGCCCTGTGGAACTCCTCTTCGTAAATAGCCTTTAACGCTTCTACTCTCGGAGGAGAACGTTTAAGAGCAATATGGTATGAAAGACCGGCAACTAGACACGGTAGAAACCTAAAAGGTATTTGTGCGTTGTTGGTAGCTGCATCAGCGTCGTCCAAACGCTTAATTCTGTAGTAAATTAAAGTGTCTGTGGAATTTTCTGGAACTGGCCACACAGTAATTGTCGGAGTTATTTGTCTATCCACGTAAAACTGAGTGGGTCGTCCTTGAGTCGTCTTTTTTGGAATGCTCAAATAATCTTGGCGGCCCATTCTCACAATGGACAAATCTTCGCTATCTCTCTGAATAACAGCTTCCAATACATCAACCGTTGCTTGCACATCGGTTAGAGAAGGGTCTGCGGTTATGGTAGTGCTAGCTGAACTGCTGGAACCTGTGATTGTCTCAGATGCCGTAAAAGAACCGCTGGGAACCGTCAAAGTCATAGTAGTTCCAGACGGTTTGGTAATAATATCTGCGGTAACTCCGCTGGTACCACCAGTAATAGTTTCACCAACAGAAAAACTACCGGAAGCACCTACGGTAGCCGTAATAGCACCTATGGGGTACGTAGCAATTGCAGAAGAAGTAGACAGTTGAGCCATGGTTTGGGAAACCTGCTCAACTGTCCATAGGTTAAGTCCTCTGTTAGCCCAATCTGCAAACAGTAGGTTTAAAGACCTTCTTGCCGTCTTTGCATCGTAACCAGTTCTAAGCTCTAATCCACATCGCTCAAAGGCTTCTTCAGTAACTTCAGCCATATCAAGGTTGAAGTCAACTGATCCAGATGTTGCCATACGTCCTCCTCAGGTCCAAATAGCGAGTCGGATTGCAATCACCAATTGGCCTAGTATTAAAAACCCTACTCCCCAAAGAACTTTGGAGATCATATCAATAGATTTCTGAATATGATGAAGATCGTTGCTTTTAATAACATCCAGTTTTTGTGATAGAAGCTTTAACTCCCCGCGTAACTGAATAATGTCGATTTGATTCTGTCTATCCAGTGGCTCAGACACAGCTAGAACTCTTTCACCATCTCCAACACAATGGAGTAAGTGTCACCAGATGAATGTCCAACAGTTGTGAACTGAATATCTCCGGTTTTACCAGAGCCAGAAGCGTTAGGTATCCCTCCAAAAGAAGAGAAATCCAAAGTGTCACTCCAGTCAGCTTGGAGCTGGAGCGCAATTACATCTGTAGTTGCATCCCAAAGAACTTTAACCCCCATCCCAACTGTCGAATACCAAACTTTAGTAATGCGAACTCCTGTGCAAGTTGTTCCTGCCCCGTCTGGGTATTTTGCTAGCTCAGACACATCCACCTTAGTAACGGCTGCTTCGCCGGTTCCGTCACTAGTGTTGGTCAAATACACGACAAGCTTGCGAGGGCCGTCATCTACGGTTGTTGAAGTAACAGCGTCAGCCATTTTAAGCTCCTTTTAAAAAGAAGGGGGGCGAACCCCCCACCTAATTAAGCAATTTGCACGTATTCAATGATGAACGTGAAGGAACCAGCCGTGGTGGCGTCTACTGTGTTAGTGATGTTGCAGTAAATAGTTCGTTCCGCTGATGCGTACTGAACCGAAGCTGGAGCGGTCGTTGCGTCTTGCGTCTGAAGAACCAAGGACGTAACGGTTACGTTGCCCAAAACAACAGTCGTGCCGCCGTCTAGGATTTCATCCGTCTGCGCTGCAACAATCTGTGCACCTGAACTGGAGGTTCCAACTTCATAGCCGATATCACCCGTTCCAATAACCGGAGCCGTGGCGCAAAAAATCTTAATGTTGGTAATAATAGTGTTGGCAGGCTGAGTGAACTCGCCAATTGCGGGAGAATCGCCAGCCGTAGTGTTAACTGTCACACCAGTAGCAAAACCAACATGTTTCACATACTTGTCGGTTACAATTCCGGTAGAAGCAATATCAAAAGTATTGGTGACGGCGCCGGTAGTGGCGTTGATGTTGATTACTTCAAATCCGTTTTCAGAGCGAACCGGACCATTAAAAGTGGTATTAGCCATTTTGGCTGACCTCCTTACAAAGGATTTGTTCTAGCGTCTTGTAAGCGTCTGCTGGGACAGTCGCTAGAACTATGTTTCCCAGTTAAAAAGAAGGGGGGCGAACCCCCCTTCGTTACTACACTACTTACGCACCAGGCGAACCGAATACGCAACGTGGGTCAGAGTAACCGTAGCTATAACGCTCACGGGCCTTGTACCGCACGTTACCGGTGTCAAAGTCACCTTCCATCTTAGTGGACATCGGCATACGCTCGAAGTGAATAAATCCGCGAGGTGCATCAGTTTTGATGAACCAAGCGTCAGTGTCGGTGAGGTAGTGGTTAACGGTGTAACCCTGCGGGAGCATACCCATGTTCTTCACAGCGTTAACATCATTATCCGCAGACCCCGGACGAAGCGAGGACTCAAGCAACCGATCAGACACAAACTGCAATGCAGCAGGAACGACCAGTTTAGTACCACGCACCGAAACCTTAAGGCCGCGCTCATCGACAAAAGCTGCAATGTCAATAAGAGCATTTTCAAGGCTCGTTTCGTTCAAGTCAGCAGCAGTGCTAGGCTCATTCCGGAGAGTGTTACCACTAACCAGCGGATGATCCGTCGCACAGAGCTCTTTACCGTCACCGCCAGTAAAAGAACTATCAAAAGCGTTGTTCAACGTAGCAGCGCCTTTCACCTGTTTGGTGTTGGCCATGCTGCGTGCCAAAGCTTTCGTGTAGCGTGAAGCAAGACGGTCATACAGATTATCTTCAATTGCTTCCTCAGTGATCGAGAAGGCAAGAGCGATAGTCTCATGCGTATATCTTGCAGTGTAGGCTTCCTGCGCATCGTCGAAGGAAACAGCACTTCCTTCGCCTTTTACAGGGGCCGCTCCGAAACCGGAAAGCATGACTTCCTCTTCAAAGGCTCGCTCTGAAGATTCAGTGTCATAGATTTCAGCGGATTCATTGTCATACCTGGCGTACTCCATTCCAAACAGAGCATTCAAACCAGGCTCTAGCTCTTTAGCTAGTTGTGCTCGACTAATAGCCATGATTTAAGTCTCCTATACGCCAGTGGTTGAAGGCGTACCAGCAGCAATGGACCCGTTGGGCGCATTAAAGTGGTTGTTCAACCTAACGATGACACCGATACCGGCTGCGGAAAAATCCGCGTTCTCCGGATCATCCACCCACCCCATAACGCGCATGTGCAATGCGGCTGTGGTAGCAAGTGTGCTTACTGCCAGACGACCCAAGGAAATCCCTGTGGAATCTGTGCCAGTTGTTGCCGTGGAAAAGTTAGCGTTCAAGAAGGTATCCGCTCTCGCGTTAGCCTTACTGGTCCACGAAGCGTCCGTTGCAACTACAAAGAGTTGCATTGGATCATCGATAATAAACGCTTTGATAGGATGGTTGCTATCGGCACCAGAACCGGGCCAATAATTTTTCCATACCGTTTTTCCAGTCGTGGAATCGACGTACTCACAGCCCTGAAAAACTCCAGCAAGACTTACAGTTCCGCCCGCAGCAGCACCTACAGGTTCAATATGACCACCTGCAACTGGAACAACGGGGGCGCCGTGATAAATTTTATCAGTCTCGCCGTTTGCGATTTCATACAATGAGTAGCCAGATCCACCCGTGGAATTAGCCCCTGACCCTAGTTTGTTTAGAGGTCGAAGGCCAAAACTTCCATTGATGTTAGCCATTTAAATTAACTCCGTTAGTCCTCTTCTTTACGAGGACCTCCAAAAGAAACACTCGAACGCCGCTCAGGCTGGCTGATCGGCATCGCCGGATGCTGCTCACGAGCAAGGTCGTTATCGACAGCAGTCATTTGATCGCGGGTCATACCCCGAAAATAATTTTTGCGTTCTTCAACGATTTCGAGAGGAATCCTAGCTAGAAGTAATCCTCCTACTCCTATCACACCGGCATGCTTCCCGTCGTCAACGGTAGGCACTTCAAAGTCTGGGTACTCATCACCTCGAACTAGCTCGTAACCTTCACGAATTCTGCCAGCTATGTTCTTACGGTCATCAAAACCCATCACTTCTGCCCTCACCCACCTGTGCTTATAACCCTCAGGTGCGGGAGGAGCGTCCAACATGGACGGTGGTTTCCAAGGCTCTCTGCGTGCCTGCTTTGCACGGGTTTGGCTTGCGCGTGGCGTCCTAGTGGCTTTTTGGCTAACTGTGTGTGTATGTTCGTTTTCACTCATGGCTAATCCCTCACGTATTTTGCATATTCTTCAAGTGGTACATTTAACCTTTTAGCAATTGCAACTTGCGAAGGTGTTAGCCGCACAGATCGTCGTCCACTACTCTTATTGCGGGATGCAGAAGCCTCGGCTGACGCAACCTTTCGGCTTCCCCCGTTTGACTTAGGTTTTCGGTCGAATTTGTG